TCACTAAACAACATAACAAAGTGGCCCGGAACTATTTCGGGATCATAGAGTTCTCCTGTTAATTGCATGATTGCTGGTTTTGGATTATTTACTGGAAAGTTGTGCGGGTTTCCGGCCATTTCTATCTGAATTGGCGATTTTGTTTTTGCGCCCTTCTTGGATCCTTTAGATGGTGAAGGGACATCGCTCACGACTTTACTAGAAGTGACTTTCTTCTTCTTCGGTTTTGGAGCATTTTCTTCTGGAGGCTTT